CGGCGCTGTAGGGTACGATATCCATCCGGGTCCGTTGAGTTGTACGGCGTTAGGGCGTAGAATATCGTAGCCGTTAGCTTCTCGGGAAGGAATGTATGTTCCTGGAATGTCAGAGTGTAAAGGTGGACCCTCACTCCCTGAGTATACCTCTGGAACATCTTTATAAGATCCGTTGGATCCTGTAAAGTTCGATCGCGAAAAGCTGGAAGGCAGCTTTGCTGTTTGCATACGTCGTCTGGATGAAAGCAATCGTTGTGTAATACTTGGTATTGCTCCCAGAGAATGTAATCGCTCACCTGTTCGAGATAATTGACTACGTTCTCCAAGTCCATGGACATTCTGTTCGGGGCGATATAACTCATTGGTCGCTCGTCCAAGTCGTCCAGAATTCTTTGCAGAATTGGATGATTTGGGGGTTCCGGAATTATTATTTCCTCGATCATATGTCCGTCGAGAGGACAAAGCAGAGTTCTGATTTCCTCCGGTTTGTCTAGCGTGGCGCTTCTTGGCGGCTGATTCTGTGTATATTGTATCATAGACCCAATTGCCAGCCGCCACTGCTGGGATAGCAGCGGCAGCGGCGAAAATCGGGTCGACCAGAGTACGGATACCACTCGGATTCCTGAGTGAAGTCCAGGTATGTTGGTTGTTAAGCCAACTACCCGTCTCAATACTCTGGGGTACTGTCCAATTGAAACTGTCGATCCCAACCTGCCCTCTGGTGTTAGAGAGTAAGTTGTTGTTACCGACCCACCCCCTAAACGGCGGCGGGTCGATGTCTCCGGCACGGTACATGATGTACTAATGACGGCCCACAAATTCCAGCTCCGACTGGATTATAAAAGAACCAAGGATTGTATCGGCTGTGACGGGCGGTAAAGCCTTCATCATAAGAACGAAACGGGGCGGGTTTGTTTGTTGAGGTGGTTTGTAAAACGTGGCAGATGTTGTCGGCACAAATTCATCTGTTTCCTCTCGATATTGCACCTTATAGGGGCAAGAGAATGGGGTGAAAACTTGAGAGAAGCAAACATCTTGCATGTCGCCTCCCTCTTGGAATGTGGTGACGGGATCATCACCTCGGTAATCCCAATAAGCAAGAACTTGACCAGCTTGTAAGGATCCTTGGGCTGGTGCATAAGTAACATTGAACGATTTGAATCGAACACTGTCAAATAATGCTGCCAAGGCTGGCATCTTACTGAAAAGCTGGGGTCCTAATTGGAATGTTGCAGTTAAAGTTGTTTGACCAACCACTTGTTCGATATCAGCAACACCATCAGCTATTATATTACATAATAGGATATGAAGTGTATCGAAACCCATGGACGATCTACCAATCCTCTGCATCTTGAACCGAGGTTGAGGCATCTGTATTACAGCGGCACCTTGAACAGGTATGGAGTTCGAAGGGGAGCCGGTAGGTACACGTGACCTCAAGATCGCGCGTTGTCGACGTGAGAGTCCGTCTTGTTTTACGGGGCCTCGGCGGGGTTGGATTGCCTTTAAGGCATTGACCTGCCTTGTTAACTTCTCCACCGCCTTCAGTGTTTGGTTTGTCTCCCGTTTTAACTTTGTCGTTGTTTTCTTCGTTTTGTTTGGGCGCTGCTTTGCCATTCACTTGACTCATTTCTTTTTATTTGGCGAGTTAACTTTAACGACCAAATATAGATATGGATCAAGTTAATTGCAAAACTTATTTACCGAGCTAAGATGGCTGTTATACACATCCTGGCTTCCAGATCCCTTTTCAGGGAAAGCTCGTCTGTTAATTGTCAGTGATAAATCTGAGCGTGTTAACACCCAGATCACCAAGCAACGCTGGATCATTGCAGATCCTTTCAAGTGACTTTCGATAGGTAAAAAATGGACCTTCTAAAGCCAAATGAACTTGAAGAGGCAAAGTCTCATCGTGACATAGCCTATGAAGAAGAGCCCAAATGGGCTCATCTTTAGGTACTTGGGGATGGAGCTTCATCCAACGAAGTATTTCTACTCTCCAATATTCCCATAGATCGCGATAGGCCCAGGCATTAAATATTAACCCACATAAACGTTGTGAAAGCATAAGAGGTTCAGTGGATCTACAATAGCCAAATGCGCTATTGATTTTATCATAATTGCCGGCTGCGATCTTAACACTAATATTAAGCTGAGGGATATCACGCATAATACAGTGATGAGATAAGTAGTTAAGATCAAGTGGACTAATTGGTTCAAGTCGAGGAGATTCAATATTATGACCACGAACCCACAAAAATTGATGTAGGGTTGTGATATTGAATTGCAAGACTGCTGCATCTGATACTG